CAAAGCTTTGAAGTGTGTGGTCTATCCCACCGTCTAGACGGCAGCTGAGGTATCCGCGTACGGGCTCAGTGCCATAGAGCAGGAGGAGGAATCGAACCTCCTCTACACCATCTGCTATTTCTTTTTATTGATTACTTTTTTTGTAGTTTCAGTAGGTTGTTTTTTTTGTTCAGGTTCAGGATCGTAACGAGTCACGTACGCCTGCATGACATTGCTTTGGTGAGCCATTACTGCATGAAATTTTTGCGGTTATATTCTTTAGCAAGGGGGGATTGATCGATGTTTTTGCTAGTCTTCGCTTTAAGCTTTGGTGTTTTACCACCCTCAGAACCTGCGAGGTTTGTAGAGTTACCTGAATTAAAAGCGGCGTAAACTGATGCTGCTCCTTGAGCAATCTCCAGTGCATCACTAAAACCGAACTTTTTCTTTTTACCCATTAGAAGTCAATCTCCGAATTTTCTAGTTTGTTAATAACATCAGACCTGTATGCAGGGTCAGATTCATAGCGAGGGTCTGACATAGCCTGTACAAGTTCAGCCTGACTGCGGAATCCCTGAGCAACAGTGGTTGGACTCTTGCCAGTAAGGAGTTCTCCATCTACACCAGTGCTATCGCCATACCTAGCCATGAGAGCTTGGACGGCAAAGAAACAGGCAGCTGGATCACCTGAATCCATGACATCGTCATACATGTCAATCTCTGCTTCACTCAGGTTATCACTAGCCCAGCCAAGCATCTGCTCGTACTGTTGCTCACCGCCTGCCATATCTTGAAGGGCTTCGATGTCTTCATCAGTTAGTCCACCTTCAACCTCTTCACCATCATCTTCTTCATAACTATCTTGCTCTTCACCAGGCTCTTCCTCTTGAGGTTCACCCTCTTCGTCAGCGCCAAGCTTTTGTTGAAGTTCAAGATAAGCTTGCTCAAGCTGCTCAGTTGAATCATATTTACCAGCAAGCAGTGTCTCTTGTTCTTGTGCAAGCTGTTCGCCTACTTCAAGTGAGTTCTGCTCTTCAGCATTAAGTTCGCCAGGCTGTTCTGCTGGCTCCATAGATGTAAGTACTTCTGCCATGGGGTGGTTTACTCTTGTGTGGGTTGATTAATTTGCTGAGGTGTAGCTGGTGGTTGCGGCTGTTCAGTCTGACCTTCTGCCTGTGCAACCTGTGCAAATTTGCTAGCTTGTTTAGTAAGTTCAAGCTGCTCCTGTTGTTCTTGTGCAGCTGCCTGCTCACCTTGGACTTCCTCAGCGGTACGAACAAGGTTCAGTACATCAATACCTTGTGATGTAGCAAGTCGTTTAACGACCTCTTCCGGGTTGATGTATTTGACAATTGCTTCTGGACCCATAGTCCCTGCAATAGTCTGCATAAACATGGCAAGACTTTCACGATCTTGACCACGACCCAATGCATTCACACCAGCAACAATGGTTGGTTTGACAAGTTTGGATGGAAGACGTGGGATCTCACCAGCTTTTTGTGCAACACTTAGTTTGCGGTTGAGATAAGGAACAAGGAAGTCAACAGTAAGCAGGGAGAATAATCCTCCAAGCTGTTGCTCTAATTCCATCTGTGTCATCCTCACCTCTTCAGCAGTAGTGCGCTCACTATTGCGGACAGTAAGAATGAGGAAGGCTTCTGCAATCCGACGTTCAAGTGATTGAATCATCTGATAGGCAGTATTAAAGTCAGCCGTTTTACCGACTTGTACAACACCAATGTCGTCAGGTCTTCCTTGAACAATTGCACCGTTGCCTGCCTTAGCTAAGGTGCTTGGCTTAGTGGTGCTAGAAGGTGACACAGTAAAGACAACCTTTGCAGCAGCAGCACTGCCTTCAATGATTGCTTGAGACAAAGCATCAAGTGATTTGAGATCACCAATAAATTCTTCTACCCTGCCTCTACCGTAAGCTTCATTGTCTACGGTGTTAAACCTCAAGGCCAACCAAGGGTTGGTGTCAAGAGGTGCCTTGCCTTGAGACTTAGGGATAACCTTTCCATAAACCTCTTGGTGCCAGATAAACCGATTGTTGTCACGCCGTATGTGGGTGTATACATCGCACTGATTATTCTGACCAGTCCCCGCGTAGCTCTCTTCACTGTCAACAACCATTGACTTGAGCTGAGGGAACATTTCCTCTACTAATTTTTTGCTGATTCGTTCTTTAGTAACGATCTCAATTACATTTCCTAAACCATCTCGATCTACAACATACCGATTCAAAGGATAAAGCTTCAGTTTATCTTTTGCCATGTAGATCAAAGCGTTGCCTGCTACGACAAGATGCTTCAATGCTTGGTGTACGGTGACACGATCATCAGATGCGGCGATTGATTCCATCATAGTCCGCTCGATCTTTGAAAATGACAAGTCAAGATCAGAACGAACTTTTGGATCAATGCCTTCACCAATCAAACTGGTCTCGTCAACCTGAAGTTTGAAGAAGCTTGTTTGTACAGGTAAGAGAGCGAGCATCAGCTTAGAAGCTAATGTAACTACACCCTTTGCACCAACACTTTGATAAGGATTAAGCAGAGTTTTGTGAGAACTGTTGTCCTCATCCTGCTTAATCAAATATGGCAAAGTAAGTTTAGAAGCATCAATTGCGGATTGTAGAAACTGGTTCCGGTCAGAACTAAGAGCTTCGTACCGTGCTTGTGCTGTCATTTACTTTTGATTTTATTTTAGTGAACTTGATTGGTGGTAATGCACCGTCCTCAGATCTACGGCGCTTGATAATATCTAGACCAGTATCTTTATATACACTGGCATTAGACTTAACGTCTTCGGTAAGCTTAGAAGTAGTCTCAGCTATTTTATCTTTGTAATTAATCTTCCCAAGTTTATTTTTAAGTTCAGTGATTGCACTACCATATTTAGGCTTAACTTTACCTGGCATCTTGGGACCTGTACGCGACAGAGCTTTCACTGCGTCACCTTTCAAACCGCGCTTTTTAGCTCGGCCTATAGTGCTTTGACGTACATCAGCAAGGTATTTTTCATGATTAAAATTACCTTTTTTATTTGTATACTTACCCATGCGGCCAGTAGAATCAAAATTAACCTTTAAACGCTTTGGCTTAAAATCCTCCTTGCTTTTAAAACGTTTACCCCACTGCGCAGCGACTTGACTCTCAATTCTATTTGGATTCCATTGATCTTTGGTACGTTTAGTAGGCTTGATCATTGGCTTCTCTGTAACATTCTTCTCTATAAATTTATCAAGCTGCATGTCACCCATGAACCCAGTTTTTTTAAAGACACCGCCCTTACCTTTAATTTTCTTAATAGTTTTCATAGCGGGCTTACCAATAATAGTACCTTTCTCGCCTTTCTTGGATTGATTTTTAGCGTACTTCTTTAACTGTTTCTTAACAGCCTTATTTGTATTGAGTTTAATGCCAAGCTGCTTTGTATTGATACCTTTTTTCTTAGCCTTCTTCTTAATTTTATTTACTTCCTGTCGTGTTACCTTACCATCATCACCGGCCTTTTTGATCTGCTGTCTGATTGACTTTAAAGATTTTTTCTTGACAACACGCTTGACCTGATCTCTAACCTTAGCTTTTTTTATATTAATGCCTTTTTTCTTAGCCCTTTTCCTGACTTTTTTTAATTCTTGTTTTGTTACCTTGTCATCAGAAGCAGCTTTTTTAATTCTTTTTCTGATAAATTTTCTAGCCTTTTTCCCTTTTAGTTTACCCATCATTGTTGTCGAGTCGGTTTACTAACCACTCAACAACTGAACGTTGTCCTGAGCGGTACATGATCTTTTCAATTGAGTCTTCGGGTGAAGGATTGATTGGTGGGAATCGGTCTTCCATTTCAGACAGTACGCCTCTGGCCTCCATGCCAAAGACTTCAAGTAAGTTTGGACTTTGCATAACATTTACGACAAGTTACTTCAGTAATAGGATAGTTGGCGTTGACAATTACATCTTCACCACACACCTTGCACTCAAGTATCTTGACTGGATCATTAGGCGTATTGAGGAAGGTTGACATTGCTATGCTCAAAAAATGCAGGCATTCTTCCTGCCTTAGTATCGGATAATTCTGGTGCTTTACCCTGATACATCAGGTTGTCAGATGATTCAAGCCAGAATTTTTTAGATAGATAACGCGACTCGTGTTGATAAGCAAGAGGTTGCATTACCCAATTGATAGTTGCCTTCCTGAGTTTATCAAGAGAAGGACTGATGTTATACCCCAGCTCAGTATGAACCAGACTATTGGTAGCCACATGAATTTGCTCATCTCGACTAATATCTGCACTTACTGTTCGCATACCAGCGTCACCATTAAAGCGAAAGAATGGTAGAAGAACGAAGAAGATTGCACGCTCGGCAACCATTGCTTTGGTAATCGTGTGATCAGGATGCGCTTCCCAAGCAGCCTTGAGCCGCAGGGCTTCCGCTTCCGCTTTCTCATCAACGCCGTAAGCAGTGGCAATGTAACCAAGTGCGAGGTCGTGATTCTCTTCGTCTGTGACATTAGATCGCAGGAGATCGCGCGATGCCTCTGGTACGTCAGTGGATAGAGCATCAGTTATAAAATCTCCCACAGGTAGTTCCATATGTCGCAAGGCAAGAGCACGGAAGATTGCTTCCTCTGCTCCGCTTTTGCATGTACCAGCACTCACCTGTACTGGTGTCCATTTGCGCTTCCGCGCTAGTAGTTTTTGATAAGGATTCATTCTTGACAATCACATTGAGGTTCTTTTAAAAGATCCTCCAAGTAATCATTGACCTCAGTTTCATCCAAAGCTGCATATGCGCTTGACTTATCCTGTACGTCACCCATCACTTGAAGGCTGTAGTAGAGGGAAGTCTGGGGCGATTCCAGCCACTCTTCGATAAAAGACTCATCCATGATGACCATATCTGACCACCAGTTCTGTGAGTATCCGTGAAGAAGTCCAGTCCTATCCAACAAAATCATAATGTTGTCGGATACTTTCTTGAATGCCTCCCATCCGACAGCAGAGGCAATTTCTACGTCACCGTAGTTATATGTTTGAACACCGAAGGTGCCACTGTCACGATCAACAGTACGTGCAATTGGTGGTGCAATTTCAGGTGTAGACGTGAAGCCATCGACATCCTGTGAGCGGTAGCTACAAGACGCTGTGGGAGCAATAGCAAATGCACGGACCATGTTGTTAGCCTTAGCAATTGATGCCGCTTGCATGATGCCATCACGCAGTTGACGTGCTAGCTCGAAAGCAGCAGATGCTTTCTTCTCACCTGCATTCAAAGATTCGAGAGCGTCTCCGAATTGTTTGTAGGTGATTCCGTATCGTCTGAGGAGGTTGGCGAGTCCGAGCATCCCAAGTCCGACTTGACGGTCGGATTCAGGGTCGAGATATTCTCCTGTATCGCCGACACCAGTTCCAGCGTGGAGAGCGCACAACTCCGACATACCTTGAATGAATGCTTTCGGGATTGTGTCGAATTCACAGGCAGCGAGATTGATATGTTCAAGCAGGCATGTTCCGCGTGATCGCAGGTATACTTCAAGGCAGACATTTCCGTAAATTCTTTGTCCTTCATTGTCATACTTTACTTTGTTTAGCCATACATCACCACGCTTCATGCTGTTGAGCATTTTGACACGGGTGATTACATCCATTTCTTCCCACCAGTCTTCAGTGATGTCAACGCAACGTTTGACCCAAGGAAGTTGTTCACGTGGTGTGTTGATAAACTCCTCAATGTCAGGATGGTTTGCATCAAGGTGAAGAACAATAGCTCCGTTCTTATATTTACCACCACGTCGGAGAACCTCATTCAAAGTAGAATAGATTTTCCCGAACGACACAGGACCAGAGGCAACAAGCCCTTTGCCATTATCGTCTCCTTTGGGTCGGAGTTTACTGAGGTGGATTGCAACCCCT